CAGCAGTGACGCGACGTGGAACCGAACTGATCACCGTGAAGGTGCGTTCAAGCAGACAGTCAAACTTCAAGGGGAGCTCATCATCACAAATCCTAATTTGGCGATGATGCAGCAGGCCGGTATACTCAACCCGGTCAGTATCGCATGGGAACTGGTCCCTTTCAGCTTCGTGCTGGATTGGTTTGTGAGCGTCGGGGATTACCTTGGCTCACTCACAGATTTTGCTGGGATTGAACTCCTCAACAAGCAAAGAACAGTGTTTACGCGGTACCGCGGAAGCGGCTACTTTGACGAAGTGCCAAAGGTGAAAGGCTCTTTAAACGAGAGTCATGAAACCTGGGTACTCGAAGCAGTAAGCAACTTTCGCCGGAAGGACCTCGGAACTGGTCCGTCCATTCGTTTCAGGACTCCCAAGCCCTGGAGTATCAGACGCGGTTTAGCTGCCGCTAGTCTGCTCATGCAGGCGTTCCCTCGTCGAGTGATCGATGAGAATGCCGCCCATTTGTTCAAAAAGCGCACTGCCTTCCGGCAGAATGTGTTTCCGAGCTTCAATGGGAAGTACTATTAACTCCTTATAGGAAAGGGACCTTTATGGCCCAACAGACCAACATTACGGTCAAGAAGTACGATGGTGTGACGGATGTCACTTACACCGCCGTGCGCCCGGCCTCCGGCGGGACTCCCGCCGTGTGGCTTGCACCGACCCTCGGAACGGCCCTGGCACATCAGCCGGAGCTGCGCATCAAGTCGTCCAAAAACAAGGTTGGCACAGTCAACCGAGTCGAGGCGATTCTGGTGTACCCCGAGATCATCACCGCAACCGACGGCTCCAAGAGCATCGCCAACAAGACGATCGTGTCGCTCAGCGTCACGAACCCGTCCAACATGGCACTGACGTCGGTCCAGGAGGGCATCGCGCAGGCACTCAATGTGTTCGCGCATACCCACGTGAAAACCCAAGCAATCGAAGGCTTCGCGGCCATCTGATCTGCCGGTCCTTAAGGGACTGACAACGCAAAGGAATTCATGTCTACCTCCTTACCAGGTGATCTGGAGAAGGTGTACGTCGCATTACTGGACGCACTCGCCACTCCTTTGGCTGAGCATTGTAAAGTGCTCGTGAAGAACCAAAGGTGGGATGAACTTGTAAGTATTAAAGTTCGCCCTGACGCATATAGCACCGCTGAGAGTTACTTCCGCGATGCTGCCGCCGTATCCTTCATACGGAAATGTGAGAACTTGCCAACCTCGGTCGACAGGAAACTCGTCGCCGAGGATAACTTTATTCTCGCTGAACGGCAATGCGCCCGCTCTAACGAGCGGCTTGCTATCCACTTTCTCGAAGGTGCGCTGGACCGTGAAGACGGCCAGATTGCTACCCCAGAGGGTGCGTGCTCTCGGCTCATCGCCGAGGCGCGGAAAGAGATGAGCAAGTTGCTTGGAAAAATCCCTTCTGACCTCAAGGGTCGGTTCGGACCAGGAGCCACTTATGGCGACAGGGGTAAGCTAACCACCGTCCCCGATAAGATGTCGTCTCGACCCACTCTAACCACATCAGCGCTCTGGTTCCACGTATTTCAGTGGTCCGGGACTGCATGGGCCGAAGCCTGTGCTGCTGATGGACGAGAAAGCGAGTTTGTGCGGGGCAACCGTTTCACTACGGTGCCTAAAGATTGCACGAAGGACCGCGGCATAGCCGTGGAACCAAGTGTCAATTTGTTCTACCAGCTCGGCGTAGGCCGGGCCATCAGAGCCGCACTCAAGCGTCATGGTAACATCGACTTGACGCATGGGCAGGACATCCACAGGCGGGTCGCCTGTGAAGCCAGCAAGCATGGCCGTTCTGCTACACTCGACCTCTCGAATGCCAGTGATACCGTTTGCACCAACTTGGTTAAGTTGCTGCTCCC